TGAAGGGCAACTTGAATCTTCAACTTCTGAAAGTCTGACGAGACCGTCATTCTCACACCAGTAGACATTTTCAAGATCTGCTTTTGCAATTATACCATCAATTTGAGCATCTTTGTTAACTTTCTGAATAGACACAACATTTGCAAATTGATTTGCAGGATTGTCTACCAAAGATAGCTCATGAAGTTCATAATCTTTTACAATTCTAATTGTCTTCTCAACATTCTCATCCCAAGAATTTTCTGCTTCTTTAATTACTCCGCCAATTGAAAATCCTGTTAGAGTTCCATCAAGAACTTTTTCCCAAGTATCTTGTGCACCCTTAGAAATATATGCATCTACATAAACTCCATTATATAGCTTATCTGTAGTCTTGTCAAAAAACTTTTCTTGTCTAAAATTAACTACCTTGCCAACAGCAATTGGCTGATGCATTTCTCTTAGATTTCCACGAAACATTTCGAAAGCTTTAATGCTAACATCTGTAGGAACAATGTCAGATTGCTTGTCAATATTATCAAGCGTGGCAAATCCAGAAACGGTTCTACGCTCTTCATCTATTTTGGCGATTGGCATAGATAACTTGATATCATCGTTATCTGAAGTCCAATAAGCCTTGTTTAAAGCAGACATCTTATTCCTATTATATATGTATTTTTTATATGTTTATAATATTGTTATATTATAACACTGATCTTCCTTCTCCACCAGGATTTCTTCCTGTTGTGGTGGAAGTTGAATCAGATGCTTCGTTTGTTCTTTGTTGATCTCTTTCTCTTGTTCCAGCCATTTGAGCATTTTGCTCTGCACGTTGTTGAGGGGTCATAACTACTGGAGTATCTCCTTGCGGAATTACTGGTAATCCTAATCTTGGTCTGATATCATTTGGAACCACAACTTGTGCTCTTAGATATCTTTCATCAATTTGACTTTGAGTATTCTCGTCTGTAAGTGTTAGTTCGTTAAACTTTAACAAAAGAATATCTGTCTTTTCTTTGATAAGCTTATTAATTGTCTTTTCTAAATTCTTTTGTGACGGTCTTGCAACTTGCTCTTTAAATGTTCTATCTGAAACAAGAGCAGAAGCAATTGAACTACCAGGATCTGAGCCAACCTTAGAAATTGGAACCTGATGTGCCATAAGAATGTCATGGACATTTGAAGTTCTATACTTATCAAAGGATCCTTCTTGAATACCATTTTCAACTGGCTCCATCTTGAATTCAACTTTGTTATCTGCAGCATCACCAGGAAGTGGGATGTAAAGTGTTCTATGATTCTGCCCACGAAGACCAGACTGCAAGAATCTAAACAACTTGTCTTCTGCATCAGAGGAAAGTTTTGCACCCTTTAGGGTAACAATATATCTTGGAACAGCCTTATTTTCAAAGTAATCAATATTGTACCTTGCAGCAAGTTGATCTCCAACAACAGAAGTTGCTGCAGAAACTACGTCTGGAACACCATAGTATGTATTTTTTGGACTGTATTTTTTAATATGAATTAGTTCATTTGGTCTTTGATCTGTAGTTACAGGATTTACTGTTTTCTTATCCTGAAAGTTTTTAAAGTAAACTACTCTTTGATTTACAATTTGAACATAGCCATCACGAAGTCTTCTTACACGAACAGTTGTTGCTGGAATATGACCAATGTAGCCAATCTCTCCAGTGTTCTTTCTTCCAATTTCAATGTAACCGTTTCCAGTTGCTTCATAATCTGTCATAGCTTTTTCAAGAACGTGGGTAAAAGTATCTTCGTCATTTAATTCTTCTAGCCAGTTAGTAAGTTCAGACTTTGCTCTTTCAACTTTTCTTTGTGCTCTAACTCTTTGGTTTACATCTTCAATTTCTTCAATTCTTGCCTTTACAATATCAGACATAATGAAGTTGTATCCAAGACCTACTGTATTCGCAACCTTTGCATTAATTGCAGCATGATTTGCAAAAGAATTATCAAAGAAGAAGGCAAGTTCATCAAGATTGTATGGTGGGAGAACTACATCAAAAAGACCGTAGGCTGTAGTGATATCTTGTTCTGGAAAAAGTTGCTTAGACTTAGCACCATCTTGACCAGTGTAAGCCTTGCTCATTCTTGTTATTCTTCTTTTAAAGTTTGCGTCAATTCCATCAAAGCTTTTTACCATATCTGCTTCAAGTAAGAAGTCATCACTTTTATTTGCAGAAGGCTTGTTCTTATCTAAATTGTCTAGTCTTGCAATAGTCTCAGTCATCTCCATGCTTTTTCAGCCCCTTTGCAGCATCCATGAAAGCACCAGTATCAAATTCGTCTGGAATATATCCTTGTGCCATTCTATCAACTTGAACAGAATGTTCTTCTTCTGTTACTCTTGTTACTCCTGGCATAAAAACTGCTTTTCCAGCACCAGCACCATAGTGTGCTGCAGCCTGAGTAATTCTATTAATTGCACTAATATCGTACTTTCTGGCAGGAATATTCATAAAACTTCCATCGCCATCTCCGAATATTCTGCCATTTTCCATTTTCCAAACGTATAAACCATGCTCAGAAGTATTTTCTACTACCTTTACTTTTGGCTTGTTTGGCATTTTTTGTAAGCCTTCTATATAATCCATGACATTATTGTACCATAAATTATTGCTTAAACCAAATAAATGTCCCAGTCTGCGTCATTTAATATTACAACAGAATCAGAAGTTACATTAACTATGCTATTATCGCTTCCAATACCTGAAGAAAGACCAGAATATGTATTAAACAATTCTTCTCCGTCTAAAGAAAGAACTGTAATTTCTAAAGACTGCTCATCCAAAACTTGTGTCCAGGTTGCAGAAGATGACCAATAAGACCAATCTTCATCATTAACAATATCCCATTCATCATATACAATAAGGTTTTGTTTGATTGGATTTAACTCTATAAAACTTGCAACATTATCAACCTTTACTCCTGAATATATCTCTATTTCACCAATAATTTGATCAAGTGGTATTGAGTTTTCTTGAAGGGATATAGAGATGCTATTCCATGTCAATGGTTCAATAACTATGTCGTTTACTAATTTTCCATTTAAAAATGATTTTGCAGTAGTAAATTCTGCCCCAGTTTCTGTATCAAAAATTTTAAAGAAGGCTCTTTTCCCATCTTCTTCAGGCACTAAAACAATGTCAAAAGAATCATTTGAACTAAATATTTTTCCAATCTTTTTTCTTTCAGTAAAAGAATTAGACTCGTTATACATTAAAAATATTTGTAAACCTACAACTTCTTGTGCAGGTTTTAAGCTTTGATTTATTGGAACAGAAACACCCTTTACTAAGTTTTCATCAATTTCTGGTAAAACTTCTATTCCAGAATCTCCAGATAAATAAAGGTACGGGGAAGATTCTGTATCAATAATCACAGGAATCTTTCTTTTATATACATACTGGTCTTCATTTTTAACTATTGGATAAAATTTTCCTGCAGCAGGAGTGTTTATTGAGTAAAACTGTCCCTCATCAAAAGATAGTGCAGATAGTCCCATATTTTTTACTGCTACCTTTTCTGAATTTATTCCTTTTGAAGATATTTCAATGTGCAAGGTTATATAATAGTTTGTAAATCCAGATACGTCCTTTGGGGGGTAGATAACTGTTCCATCATTAATTTTATACTTTGTATCCTCTGAAGAAGTTACTTCTCCTAAGTCTAGAATTCTATCCATTCCAATAAGCTCTGTATTTGTAAATTGAGTGTATACAGTCTGACCAATTTCAAGAATATTTTGCAGAGTTACATAAACTTTTGTTGACAAAGACTCTTGATAATTTGAAGAATCTTCATTATATTTTGAAAATATAGAACTTGGCGTATCAATATTAAATTGAATTACATCTAGATCGTACTTTGTTTTTCCATTATCTTGAGTTATAAATTTACCAAAATATGAAAGTGGTATAGAGTTTTCCCAGTATCCAGATACTGCAACATCCAACATAATAGTGGTATTTGTTAATTTAGGAATAAGTGTGTAAGATCCAATGTAGTCATACAAATTTATATCAAAGTTTTTAACTGCAATGCCAGAGGAGTTAAATATTTGAGAGCCATCTTTGTCTGTAAAGAAGTCGTTATTTATTGTTAAAGAAAAAACCTTTCCTAAAAATACATCTTCTTGATTTCCTGCAAAGTTTAATGAAAGAGTGTCTGGTCTTGAAAAAAATGATCCAACTATAGAATAATAGGATTGTTCAATTTTATTAAAATCAATACCAACTGCAAAGTAAGAGTTTGTTGAAATAGAGGCTGAATTTAACACAGTATCATTGTATAAATATTGAATACTTCCAGAGTTAATTGCAACTTCAAAAGTGTTTGCCTGGGCATTGTTTGATATGTAAATTAAAGATTGTCTGGTTGACACATCATCTGATGACTTTAATATAGAGTGAATAGATCTTGTTTGATAGTTTGTCTGATTTAATTTTGAAAAATAAATTGTTCCATAAGAGCCATTATCAATATATGAATCGTTTGGATCCATTAAAATAAATGGATAGTCTTCATCTTGAACTGAATAATTTTCTTCATAGAAGTTTGCAGTAATAGAAGATTTTTGTAAGTTTGATAAAGTGGTGTTATTGTTAAATAATATTTGTGGAAGTTGATAATCTGGTAAAGATATGCCTTGATTATTAGCAACTATATTGTTATAAAATCCGTCTTCCCATTTTGTTCTATCTGGATACCTAATTGTAGAACTATATCCAGAAAACGGGAAGTCTACATAAGATAGAGTTCCATTAAGTGCTCCAATAATATTTTCCTGTTCTTGAACTCCTTGACCAAATACATATCTCTTTTTTGCCACCTGCTCTGCAACGGCGTATGGAAATATTGAAAACGAATCTATCTCATGTAAGTAAATTTTATCATCCGTGTAAAAGCCTAAAAGATCCTCGTCTACTGGTGGAAATGTATTAATGATTAAAGATTCTATTGGAATTGATATTACTTTTTCTCCATTAATCATTAAGAAAATTTCGTTTGGACTTTGGCAAAAATGTACAAGCATTGGTCTATACCATTTGCCAATAAAATAAGATTTTGTATATTTACCAACATTAACTTTTATAAAATCTTTATCAATGTATATACCATCATCAGATGACAGGGGTCCAAAAATTCTTGACTGCCCTGTTTCTTCTGGACTAATTCTTAGCCAAAACTCTGTAGTTAAAGTTTTATTATATCCAAACTGATTTAAAAATCCTTTTCCTGGAAAAATTAAAGATGGAAATTTATTATACTGCTGTTCTGTAAGGTATATTGTTGATCCTGTATTTGTTATATACTCTGCATAGGCTGAAGAAGAAGTAACTGTTTGAAAAACATTTTTATTAAGCCTTATATTTCCACTTGAGCCATAAACCATTGGGGTTCCAGACAGCTGTGCTAATAAGGAATTGTTTAGAGAAAGTGCGTACCCTCTATCGGAATCGTCAAAGCCATATGCATCAATAGATGCAGACTGTATATTATATTCAAAATCTATTAAAGATGATACACTTTCTGGCAGAGTACTTGTAAATATTCCAGTGCTTGTTGAATTATAAGGCTCTGACCATTGACCAACAGAAACTCCATTAAAGTAAATAGAGGTTTCTTGCTCATTTGCATCCACATCTGGATCAAAAACTACTCTAATAAAAGGAACAAAGTTATCGTTAGAAGTTGGATGTGTATGAGAAATTTTTTCCCAGTTATTAGTCTTTAGATATGAATATCTATTATAAAATTCCTCTCCTCCAACAATGAATCCTATATCTACATAAAAAACAAAGGTTTCCTCAGGAATATAAATATAATTTGAAACACATACGCTTCCCTTATTAGGATCAAAATCTAAATAAGATATTGAGGAAGATAAGGAGACTGTAAACTCTACTGTTGCTGCTGAGGCTGTGGCAAGATACACTTTATTTACGTTTAAATTTTTATTTACGTTTAGGTCATCAAAAGGATATCCAGAAAGTGTAAATACAGAAGCTGAACTAATAGCATTGTCAAAATACCAATTAGATTCTGTTATCTGTTTTTCTTCTTGAGAAATTAAAGAGACAAAATAATTTGGCTCATCCATTGACCACAAAGCTACTGGATGTTCTGCATAGACCCTTGAAGCATAAAGATTTGAACGTGTGTAGGACATAGATTACCTCTAGTCTATTTTATCATAGAGACTACTTAGTAATGTCTACAATTTCACATGCCCCAGCAACACAAGATAGCTCCTGGCTTCCAGTTGTTCCATCAGTTGTCTCATATAAAGAAAGCATATCCCAACGAATTGAATTAGGCATCTTACTTAACCAAGACTCGTATTCTTCTTTAGAGACTTCCTGATAAGGAGCTTGCTTATAAGAGTGCTCTACTGCTGGTAAGAAAGATACTCCACCAATTGAGTCAAAGTTATCAAATACCCAAGCTCCTACACGCATCCATTCATCTTCTTCAACATTAACAGTTACACTTGGATTGTGCTCTGTCCAATGAGTTCTGTAAGTCTTCCACATTTCAAGATGGTCAATTGCAGTCAAGTCTTTTGTAAGAATTGCATTTTTTGGAGCCTTGATTGGAAAATAGAATACTGTAGTCGCTTCAGGCTTCATTACATCTGGCTCAAATGGAATTCCAGAATCTTTTAAGAATTGTGTTAGTGGATCTTTATTATCTGCTCTAACACTTCTAATGTAATATTCTGAGTACCATGGGTGAATACCAGAGGATACTCCTGTAAGCTGTGAGACAGTTCCTGAAGGCTTTACACAGGTAATTGACACTGAAGGATTGATATTTAAAGACTTAGCCTCTTTATCATTTACTGAAACAGATAGATCTCTCATTTCATCAAGAAGTGCCTCTAGAGCCTTTCCATTTGTAGCAGTAATTTTATTTCCATAAATGCCTGTCAAAGAAACTCCAAGAAGTCTTTCTTCTTCACAGTTATCTCTCCAAGTTTTTCTAATATACTTAAAGTTTGTTAAGGTTGACTGCCAAGTTCCAAGGATGGTAGCAAGGCGAACCTTTTCAAGCAAAGTTTCTTTTGTATCAGATGCTTCAATTACAACTTCTGTAAGGTTACAAAATTCATTTGGACGAAGAAGAATTTCTCCACAAGGATTTGTTCCACCAACTAGACTTGAATCTCTACGACCAAACTTGTCAATGTGCTTTCTAACAGAATCAATGTTATAGATGCCACGTTCTCCAGACTTTGATTCATATAGGTTACGCCATTCACGAAGGAACTGTGCAGTATTTGGCTTAGAGTTGTATACAGCAGAGTTATTTGCTAACGCTCTCTGTCCATTTCCTTCCCACCACTGACCGCTCTTAGCCTTAGCCATTTCAAAGTCGTCAAGATTTGAAAGTGAAATCAAAGCACTTCTGCGAACTCCACCAACAACAACAACTTCTCCAACCTTACACATAAGATCGTGTGCCTCAATAGACTTTAATCTTCTTCCTGCAGCAAGTTTAAAAGTTTCAATAGTGAAATTAAATAGGTCAACAAGTGGATCTGGTCCAGAAGCTCTTCCTCCAAATACCTTTAGTCTTGCTCCTGCTGGACGAACCTTTGATACGTCCCAGTTTGGAATTTGACCCTGGTAAAGAAGTGCAATCAATTCTTTAAAAGCTTTTGCCCAACCAAGCTTTGAATCATCCACAACAATAGTTGTATTTGTTTGAAAGAATGACTCAGCAATTACTGGTAGCTGATTAATATACTTTTGCTCAACACTAAATCCAACACCAGTTCCATTCATTAAAATGTACATAGCCTCATCAAAGGCTCTAGGGCTATCTACAGCAATGAAAGAACAGTTGTATGCTGCGATATGGTCTCTCTCTAAAGCAGGTCCTGCAGTCATCAGTGCCCTCATAGAAGGCATGATGTGATGCTTTAGGATAGCTTCTCTTACTTCATCAAAAATCTTTGCATTTGGACTATAGCCATAGTTTAATACCAAATGGTCTTTCATAAAATTGCAGTATCTGTCAACAGTTTCCTGCCAAGTCTCTCTGCGGTTTTCGCTTTCAATCCAGCGAGCATATCTTGAGATATGGATAAAATTTCTATAAGGATCTGTAATAGATCCATTGGAGTCAATAAATGACATTTGGTAACACGTCCTTCTGATAAAATGTAATAGATATATTCTACACGACTATTCAAGGAGAAGCAAATGGAGTTAACAATTCAAGAGGTAAATTACTATAACGAATTGGTAAAAAATAATAAAGCAACAAAAATAGAATGTCAATTTGATACAGATGATACTGTTGTTTCTAAAGTTGATAGTAATGACAATGTATTCTTCTACTGTTTAGGATGTCATTCATCTTTTTATCCAGGAATTAATTTAATAGAAAAAATTAAAGGATATATTTCTTTAGCTACTTCTTAAAAAGTATTTTTGTATTATTTGTTGGCTCTTGGATATATTTTCTATTTACAAAACTTTTATCCCCTGGTTTTTTAATTTTATCTTTTACAGAAAAAGTATCGAACACAGCTCCAGGATTTAAATAAGAAACAATTCCTTGACCAATTACAAGTGCATAAACTTCTTCATCAATTTCTTTTGAATCATTTGTTAAATTAATAACTAAAGTTGGGCATCTAAAATATGACTCATACTGTTCTCTTGATACAGACTGCTTAGTGACTGGTCTAGTTTTAATTTCTGCTTTTGAACACTGGTAATAAATTTTGTTTGCAAGATCTTCCATACCTTCAACATTATTAAAAATATGTGCGTTCAGTCTTTCTTCTGCTGGATATTCTGGAATAAAAAGACTAATGCAAAAGTCTGCATTTTGTTCATGGACTGCTAGGTTGTAAGGGGTATTTTGTCTAATATATTTTTTTAAAAAAGTTTTAACTGGTTCTGAATATTCATCGCTTTTAATAAATAGTTTAGCCATACATATATTATAGTGCAAGAATTTTTCTTAATACTTCATCCCAGTCATAACCTCTTTGCTTCATAGAGAATTGCTCAGTTATGATTTCACGATTCTTGGTTCTTTCTTCAAGCCTTGTTTTTGGATTTAAAAGTTCTGTCATATGACCAATCCACTCATCAGGTGTATTTGCAATTCTTCCAACTCCAGAATCAGCAAATAGTTGATATTCTGGAAGACCGCCAGATGCGATAAAAGGAATTCCTGCTGCTGCATTTTCTAGACCTTTAAGGTATGACTTAGCATGATTAAATGGCACATCTCTTAATGGAACAATTCCAACATCCATTTTTCTATAAAGTTCTGGAACGCCTAGCATTGTTTTCATAGGCTCTACTGTGCATAATCTCTTATCAATTCCAATTTGTTGTGCTGCAGTTGGAGCATTAATAATATTTCCTGCATGATGAAACTTTAAATGTTTTTGTTTTAAAAATTCTCCAAAGAATGGATTGAGGGTTTCTAGATCTCCAGATCTCCATGGGGTTGCACCAACCCAACCAAAAGTAGGGAGCCAGCCCTTATGATCATTTCGCATATTCCATCGCTCAAGATCAATGCCATTTCTTACAATAAATATTGGCTTTTCTGGATATTTTGCTTTATAAAAATCATACAGGAATGGGGTAGATGTAATTAAAGCATCTGCCTGATCCATAATTGCAACATAATGATCTCTATTATTATTTGGATTAGATTCTGGACTTGTTGTTTTATAGGCAAGATTTGTTTCTTCAAGACCTTCCATATGATCATCAATATCAACAACAATCTTTTGACCAAGCTCCCTTGCTCTTTTAACATGGTCAACAAATCTTTCAAGCATAATAAGTTTTAAAACAACAATATCCCAACCATGGATTGCTTTTTCTTCTGGTAATAAAATTCCAAAAGCGTGTTCTTCACTAAATCCTGGAAGACCAATTCCACTTTCCCAACCATGCTCCTTCAATTGCTTCATTGGCAAGTAACATCTATACCAACCACAGCCGTTTGGTTGTAATGGTTTTACACCAAATGACCAGTCATAAGTTAGAAAAGCAATTGTCGGAGTTGGCATAGGTTGTTACTTCTTTGTAACTTTCTTAGCTGCCTTAACAACTTCTGCTGCAACTTCTTCTGGAGTTGAGTTTCCAGAAATCTTTCCAAATGCAATATCATTCTTATTAAAGAATCTGATTGCAACTGGAGCAAATGCAGCTACCAAAGCGTAGACATATGTATATGGATCAGTATTTCCTGACATATATAGTGCAAGTGCTGCACCTAAAAATGAGCGACCATACGATTGCAACATTTCTTTTTGTGACTTTGTTAACTTGAGTACCATGTTAATTCTCCTGTCTATAGTACTTTGTAAAAGTATATCTTAAAAAATTAATATTGTCAAGACTAGATTAAAATAGCTGTCTTCCCATTATTGCTTTTACTTCTATTTCAGTTAAACCCAAAGCTATTAACTTTTGTTCTGCAGTTCTTAGTGCATCATGATATTCTTTTCCATCTGTATCAACTGGTACAAAATACCATCCAACTACCCCTGGATTGGATCCAAAGTTATTTGACAACTCCCAAATATCATATCCATTAGAAGCTTCTTTTGAAACTTCATCAACTTTTCTAAAACTTATAGCCATTTTATTCTCCTATATCTTAATTATATAGTGTAATGCTATATAAGGTTGTAAATTTGATAATGAATCACTTGTATGTTGTGGGACAGTAGTTGTATGGGCATGGCTTCCACCAGCAATTGCTGAATGTGCATTATTATTATTATTTGTTATGCTAACACTGTGTGAATGATTTCCAGAATTAGTAGATATGTTTGTAGTAGTAATTGCATGATCATGGTCTCCACCAGCTGAAACCGCAAAGTTATCTGCATGAGCATGACCTATGTCTTGCAGTGTATTAGAAGTACTACCAGAAGCTACTTTTCTTCCTGCAGTATTATTTGCAGTTACAGACCCAGTTTGTGTATGACCATGATTTCCAGAATTTCCAGTATTGGTAATTTGATTTGTAGAGTGTCCGTGATCTCCAGCACCAGTTTCACTTATAGAATTTGCATGACTGTGAGAATTCATATTGTGACCGTGACCATCATGATTGCTTGAACCAATTGCACTACTTTCTGCAATTGTGTGTTGGTGAGCCATTGTTCCACCAGTTTCACCACGAGTATCAAATTCTACTTGAGAACCATCTATTCCAACTACAACTTTTCCCTTTAAATTTGGAACATTAAAATTTGCACCAGATCCTCCAAAGGTATAGCCAATTACATTAAATAATGTTGTATATGCAGCAGATCCGTAAGAGGTTCCATCACAAAGTAGCCATCCAGTTGGAGCAACTGAACCAGAGTGTATTGAAATCATTCCAGTTGGGGTATTAGTATTTATCTGTGTTTGAATTGAAGATGTTACCCCATCTAAATAACTAATTTCAGTTGAACTAACATTTCCAATAGATGTTGTTGAAGGCAAGGTTGCTGTCCCAGTAACATTTGGAGAACTAATTGATGGAGATGCAATATTTGGACTTGTCAAAGTTTTATTAGTTAAAGTTTGAACTGTTCCAGTTCCAACAACTAGATTACCTGCACCAATACCATGTACGTCTGAGATAGCACCAGTATGTCCATCAAAAGCAGCATCATTTGCAGAAATTCTTGTATCAAAATCTACAATAGTTGCATGAAGACTTACATCTCCAGTTGTATTTCCATCTGTAGAATCTCCATAGAAAAATAACTCAAGGGCATTTCTAATATCTGCAGCTTCTTCTAGTTCTGGCACATATGTATCAAAAGTTGTGTCATCAAAGCCTTTGCTAGAACTTATTTTTTCTGCCATATTAAGCACCTACTCCAGCAGTTATATAAAAGTTTACAGGAGTTGCAGAAGAAGATATAAAAGATACTGATCCAGAAGAGAACTCAGATCCTTTTAGTTCTGCAATAAATGTTTTAACAGAAGACACATCCGCAATTTCTTTATTAGAAACGGATACAAATGCTGGATTATCTAATTCTGCAGTTGCCTGGACTAAAATAGTATTGACGTTCAAACCTTCTGGAGCATTAGAATAAAAATCTGCTAAAGGAATGGATATCGATCCAGTTCCTGAAGTAAAGTTTACTAGCTTTTGAATGCTATGAGATATAGGTTGAAATTTTAAAATTGGTTGCCAAGAGCTACCACCAGGAACTGCATTAAGCTTATAGACTACTCCATAATTTCCGCCAAGAAGTCTATTGATGTAAAGATCATTTACTTTTGCATCCACAAGACTTGATGCATTCTGTGCAGGAGTTCCTACTCCAGAGTAGAACTGAGAACCTCTTTCTCCTTGTGGACCAATGTCAACACTTACAGATACTGAGGCAGGTGGTCCAACTACAACTAATTCATCATTAGATATAATAGTATCTATTGCCATATTATGTTACCGCCACATCTTGTGTAACATTTATTGTTCCAGTTAGTAATGTAAAGACTTTTCCAAAAGATGCAGCAGCTGAAGCTGTTGTGTTTTCAATCTGTACGTCATAAAAGTACGTTCCAGCAGTTAGCTGCCTACCACCATCTGGTTTAATCGTGCAAGAAATATGGTCTCCATCTTCAACTGTAGCCAGAGCATCGTTTGAATCAAGAGAAGAAATTACAGAAGCTGATGCAGAGCCTCTAGCTGTTGCTACTAAGAAAAGAGGAGTATATTCGGAAAGATCATCAAAAACTCCACCAGTAGAATTTTTAGGGTATACAAAAAACTCAAAAGTGTCACCAGCATAGTAGTTAAAATTATATGTACCTGGAAATGCCATTATTAATCACCTTTCAATATTATACCATGTTGATTCTATTAGAAAAGTCTTCCCATTGTTTAATTCTTGAACTCCAGGAATACTCTTTATCAATAAAGGGTATATAGCTTTTTGCATGAAACTTTTCAGTTTTTAATAAATATATTCCATGCTTTATTTCTTCTGCCAGGACTTTTGCCTCTTTTTCTGGATCTACTAGAAATGGGTAAACTTTTGTAAACCCTATTCCAGTTTCTGGCAAAACACTAAAACTATTTGTAATGCAATAAAGACCTGCTGACATGGCTTCAATTAGAGATATACAAGATGTTTCTCTCCAGGTACAGGGGTAGGCAAACATGTGAGCTTCTTTAAGAAACTCTCTCACTTCCTCATTTGACTTTCTTCCATGCAAAATTACTCTATCGTCTTGCTCACACATTAATTTTATTTTATCTTGGAACTCTATCTTCCAGTCTACGACAGTTGTATTTAAATCCCCAAAAACGTGTAGCTCAATGTCTGTGAGGTCTTTTAACAGACTAAGTGCTAGTAGGAGACGGTCCAACCCTCTATAAGGCTCAGAATGAAATACTAGTTTAATCTTTGATGAGTAATCTTTTTCTGGAAAGTTAATTCTGTCAATTGCATTTTTTAATACATGACATTTTGATGTATCTATTCCAGGGTATCTTTCAATAAATCTTTGATATTGATAATAGGAAACAAATACAATGTGAGCAACTAAAGGATTTTGTAACCAACTTAAATCTCCTTCAAATTCTCCAAGATGAACATAGGCAATGTTTTTACCATCTTTTCTAAGATTAATTTCTCCTGGAGCAACAATCCAGTTCCATTCTTTTAATTCTGGGATTTGTGAAAAAACTTTTTCTTCAAGATTTAAAAGCATTAACTCTGTTCCACCAATCCAAGACTGGTCTACGTTAAATATTGTTTTTCCCAATTTAAAAAACTTCCTATTAGATTAATCTTAGATTTATGAGAAAGATTAATTGTTTTATCTAAATAAACATTGAAACCTAAGTCTTTGATTTTTTTACAGGCTACATAGTCTTCAGAATACATTTGACCATCTTTTACAACTACTTCAAAAACATTTTTACAAAGACTCTTGTCATCTTCATAACTTTCATTTGTATTCCAGAGGGAATCAATAACTTTTCTAGACATCTTTAAGAATCCAAAACCAATACCATCAACTTCTATCACATCTCCACTAATTAAATTAGAAACCTTTGCAACATACATTTCTTTCATTGTTTTTCTTCTATACGTTGCACCAATTACATCTAGTGGGCTACTAACTAATTTTAAAAGATCTTTTGGATTCCACTCAATATCTGAATCAATCCAGACTACACAATCATAGTCTTTGTGGTAGGCATTGAAAAATAATTTATTTCTTGCACTTTGAACAATGGCTTCTCCATTTACATAAAGATGATCTAGAGTGTATCCATTATTATTTAAAAGTATTGCTGAATTTGCAAGACTTGAAGAATATTCTATAGAAACAGAGCCATCATAAGATGGTGTAAGTATTGCTACTCTTTTCATTATTCCCCTTTAATAAAAGAAAGTTCATGTTTATGCCAAGCATCTACCATTCTATAAAAGTCTTCAAACTTTCCAAAGTTAAATATTTTATCATCAACAAATGGAATTAAAAAAGCAGACCTAATTGTAATGCTTTCTTTTTCTAAATCTATAACATCTCCAAATGGATGTAATGCTAGTCCAATATTTATACTGACTGCTCCATCATAAACATCTTCTGGAAAAATATACTTATTTGGTCTACCAGTTCTTTCTTGCATCATTTCATATGTTCTTGCAAGTTTTCTAATATACTCATTAAGCTTTTCTGAATCCAGCATTATTCATAACTCTTTCTTTGCCAAAGTTCATTTTTATACCATCCAGTAATTTTGTTTCTTGGACTAAATCCTAACTGAGTTAGTTTAGGATCTTCAACTCTTTCTTTTTTCCAATCTTCTCTTTTGAATGGAAGCATTTGCAATATGGGAGTACCAGCTTCAATTATTCCAGAAAAACTTTTTTTAAGTGCAAAAGGTACGCCACCAGTTCCGATTCCTCTATCAGCATCCACAATGCCACTAGTTGCAAGAGTTGGCAAATCTAATCTATTAAAAGGCTGAGTAACTAAAACACTATATCCTTTTGGTGCTCTAAATGGATATCTAATTTCCCAAGCTTGTAAGAATGGAGTATATCCTTCAGCAGTGGGAATAGATTCTGCTGTTGATTTTCCTCTAGGAGTAAGCGGTGGAATGTCGCTAGTCCATTTCATTGTAAAGTTATCTTCACTAGTCCACTCAACCAAGATATCACAATGTAGTTTTATAATGTAACCAGAAGTAAGGGTATCTAAAAATGGCATGCATGCTTTTACACTCATGTTTGCTGCACCATCTTCACTTATGTTTATCTTGTCTCCAACAGAGTATCTAGATAAATCTTTGTACCATTTTGGTATAAGTTCTTTTGCTGGAACTGGTTCTGGACAATTATTAGCAATTTGTGCGTTTTCTGACCAAACTTCAAATATCTTTTTATTACTTTTCATTTCCAAACTTTCTTTGTTCTAAAAAAGGTCTTATACCTATTCTGAATCTTTCTTTTAGCATTTTGCCAAATAACATATTCAAGTGCTTCATCAGCTTCCAAAATTTTATGAGACCAGTTTTCTCTTTTAAATGGAATCATCTGAATTATTGGAGTATTATAATCTATAATTCCTTCAAAACCTTTTTTAATAAAGAAAGGAAAGTTTACTGAAGAAGGATGCTTGTCCGTATCAACAATAGCTGGAATGCAATAAAATGGCAAGTCGTCTCTCATAGCTGGTGTCATAAAAATAGTTGAATATCCTGGTGGAGTTTTTACTATCCAAGGATTAATAAACTTTAGTGCAAATCCAGAGAAATATTCTTCTGGAACAGAAAATTTATTAAACTGTTCTTTTGAATGAGACTCAATTAAACTTATTCCATCAATTGACCAAGAAGATTCTGGAGCACCAAAATCATTATTTTTAATCAATATTTCTGCTGGTGCTTTAATAACATACCCAGCAGTCATCAAATCAAATACTGGCATACAAGCTTTAATTGTTCTTGCTGTTGTTCCAGTTTTAGAATCAATAGCCATGCTATTACCAATATTTAAATTTTGATCTTTATACCATTGTGGAAGAACTGTAGAAGCTAAAACTGGAGAGTCAAATATTTTTGAATACCCATTTTTAGCTGCCACAAATTCTATAACTGGTTCTTTAGCCACTAAACTGCCATTCTTCTGCTTGTTTGATCAACTTTTCTTTTTCAAGTCTTTGCTCTTCCTCTTTTTTAAGAGCTTCATTCTTAATGTAGATAGCTGATGATACTGTTTGTAAAAGTCTAACATAAGCCATAGTTTTTGTCAAATGGTTCATTGAACCATTTTCTAAAGACAAAAGTTCTTCTTCTACAGCATCTCTTAGTCCATTTTTAACATCTTCAACTAAATTTGAAAAGTTATCTTTTGATATATTGCAAAAGTATTCAAACTTTTCATAGCTAGAAATGTCAACAAACTCAGTATCTGATACTGCAAAAAGAATTTTATCATCTACAAGTATTTTTTTATACGCCATTTTTTCCTCCTTATTATTATATTTTTATATAAAACATTGCTGTTACATAGTCTGGTATTGCTGTTTGAACTACTGGTGTTGTTGTTATAGAAACAGTATGAGTATGACTTGTTCCTGTAGCAGTATACATATTTCCATCTGCATAGTGATCGTGTTCTGTATATGCTCCAAAACCTACTGTTGGAACATATCCACTATGACCATGATATCTTCCTGCAGCAGACTGGTTTCCATCAACTTTTCCAACAGGCTGATTTACTGGAGCATTAGATGATCCAAAATAAAATCCTCCCATATAATGTGCATGATATTCTCCAACTGCAACTGCAGTAGCTGTCCAATAATGACCATGATCAAATGTTGCATTACCTGCTGTAGTTGTAGCTGGAGTAGTATCAACATGGTTATGGGTATTTGTTCCAGCAGATGCATTTAATGCTTGAGCATTTTTCATGGCTATAAATTTAACAGAGTTATTTAAAAGCGGAACGGTAAAGGTTGTTGTAGCAGATTGTAAATCTGTACTTCCAGCTAAATAGGCAGTTCCTCCATATATATCACTAATAACTCTATGAAGATTTCTATAAGTATAGGTATTTAAAGATCTTCCATCGCATGGCACAAGCCCAATTTCATCAATATTAGACAAAAATGATCCATGACCATATGAAATTATAGATCCTACTGGGATAAAGCTATTTATGCTTGCATCAATATCATAACCAGAATCTGTTGTTAAATCCATATTTGCCATATTTATATTATATCCTAACTAAGTCTTTATAAAATAATTTACAACAAAGCTTGGTGGAATTATTGATGTGCTTGTGCTATTTACAGCTGTAAAAGATCCTGTATGAGAATGTGCCTGAGAAGCATTTCCAATTCCCGTATTCATTCCATGACCATGATCATTGCCTGTAGGGTTGCTAGAGTTTCCGCCAGAATTAACAGCATGGTAATGACCAGCTCCAGAAGCACCACCAGAAGAAAATCCAGTCTTATTTGCATTTAGTGGATTATTATCAGTTCCACCGCCACTGCCACCACCAGCAGGGGCATGGTTTATTGCATTATTATTTACATAATTATTTGTAGGATGTCCATGATCTACAGTTGTATTAGCTAGTCCATAGTTTGCTGAAGTAGAGTGCAGGTGGGCTGAAGATGATCCATAAGTTCCACTACCACTTGTTTTCTGGATAAGATATCTTGAAGATATATTTGGAAGCCTAAAGTATCCAACAGTCTCAGTTCCAAGATTATAGCTTGTTCCAATTGAAGTGTATAGGCTTTGATATTGTGTTATTAAAACTTCTTGACCGTTACAATTTAACCATCCACTGGGTACTGTAGATACTATGGAAGAAATTATTGCACCTGGTAAGAAAAATGGATTTTTACTTGTAGAAATTTGAACATTATCTTTAATTTTAAAACTACTCATATCATCCTGCCTTAATAATAAAATTTAAATAAATTGTTGGTGGAGTATTAATTGCTGTATTGGAAGAAATTGTTCCAGATCCACTTGAAGCAACTGTATGCAAATGAGTAGGAGCATTTGTATCATTTCTAGTAATATTTCCAGTATGTCCATGATTATATCCAGCATTGTTTGAGTTTCCTGCATATCCACCAGTTGAGTGAGCATGGTTTTGAGTTGTCATATTTTGAGAACTACCAGCTCTATAGTTAGCAACATTATTTCCATACCCATCAATTCCAACATCTACATTAGAGTAATGCCAGTGGTCAGTGTATACTGCATTAAAATTTGTTCCAACATTATGAGCATGTGATACTGCTGTATTTGCACTATTATTACCTGCATAAGAATATGTATGAGTATGATTATTTGCACCAGTATTTGTAGCAAGAGTTAAAGCTCCACTACCTTTTCCAATCAAATATCTTTCTCTTAAATCTGGAAGAGTATTTGAATTTCCAAGAAGAGCATACAGTTCTGGATAAGTTGTTTGAACAAAAGTTGACCCATTGCACAATAGCCATCCTGCAGGAGCAGTGGTTCCAGCATAGGTTAAAATTGTTCCAACATGTGGAAGAATTTCTAAATTATTTTCAGAAACTAAATCTTCTGAAACTTTTAAATTAGCCACTAGACTGTTACCGCCAATCGGTAGGCTTTAACTCCAACGGTAGAAGATCCAGCATTTGTAACAATAGCTGATATAACAACATTTGATCCACTTATTGCAGATGCCAGGGTAGCTGGAATTTGAACAGATCCACTATTTAAAATTGCATATTCTGTAGAAGAAACATTTGTTCCATCATTTACTACAAATAATTTAGAAGATCTATATCCAGTACCTTGCTGCATTTGAACAGTATATTCAGCGGTAGAGTATGCTGATTTTGAAAAGGTATCAATAGTAGTAGATGAATTAGTTGTAATTGTTGTTTCTGCTACATTTGTATTTAATGTAAGATTATATCTTTGAAGAGCATTTTGTAATGAACCATATGCAGACCAAGCTACCCCGTCCCACTGCCAGGAAAAACCATTTTCTGAATATATATCACCAATAGTTGGTGTGCTTGGAAATGCCATTATATATTACTCCTATTTACTAATACCATATTACCAGATGCCCGTCTCCACCATGATTTCCAGAAACTCCACCAAAACCTACATCTCCATAAGTACTTGATGTTCCATATGGATAGTCAATATCATCTACTCCTCCTGGAGTTCTGAAAGATCCTGAAATCATTATTGGATTTAGTGCTGAGGATATAATATATCCAGAGCCACCTCCACCACCTGGCATAGAGTTTCCTCCAGTATAAGCTCCAGCAGAACCACCAAAGTAACCTCCGCCTCCGCCTCCGCCATAAGGATTTCCAACACATGAACCACCTTGTAGAGAAGAACCTGCTTGACCGTTTTGATTATCTCCAACAGTTGCAGCACCACCTGCAGTTTGAGTTCCACCTTTTCCAGCAGAAGTCCAATAGTTTCTTGCTACATCAGCTTTTTTTCCAGTAAGACCTCCACCTGCACCACCATTTGCCATACCTTGATAGCTAAGTGTAGATCCACCACCACCACCAGCACCAGCGATAATTAATGGAGTTGTAGATCTAAATACTCCACAATATCCACCACCACCAGCACCATACTGATTATCTCCACCAACAGTAGATGAACCACCACCAAATGGAGCATTTGTAGCACCAGGGAAAGCAAAACCCCCTCTTGGAACTCTTAAAGTTAATGTTTCTCCAGGGGTTACGGTCAATGTTGCTTTAGAAAATCCAGCACCACCACCATGAGAACCCTGTGTCCAGCCACCAAAGTGACCACCACCGCCACCGCCAGCCCAAGCCTTTACTAATATTTTTGTAATTCCAGAAGGGACTACCCAGGATTGATCTGTTGCAGAAAAAGTAAATCTTGCTGCAGTTTTATTATCAACAACTTCTTCTGTTCTTAATGCTCTCCAAAATCCATGTGAATATCCTTCGTACTTTGCAATGTCAGTATTAAATCTAATTTGACCTTCTGATGGACTTCCTGGACGTGCAGCAGTTGTTCCTGAAACCAATGTTTCTGCAACTGACTTTGAAAAATCTCTAGCTCTGCTCATTATAGTGCAATCTCCGTAATTGTTAATCTACTTCTACCCTGAGTAGAATAGTTTTGTGAAGCATTATTTGCCTCTGACCTATTAATAAAAAAGTTTCCAGATCTTGACTTTACTCTAAGAGAGTATGTTCTAGTAGTTAAAGAAGAATTTGTATCAAACCAGTGCCCAGAAAAAGTATTTAATAAATTAACATCTCCTACTGTTCCATAAGTTTGTTTCCATGCATCTCCAATATTATAAGTTCCAACTATTCCAGTAGACTCTCCAGTATACATACTGTTTGAATCTCTAAATGGTGCACACCAAGCAACTGGATCTGCTTGATTTACAACACCAAGAAGCATCCATTCTACTTTGATTAAAGAATTTGAAAGTTTTGGAGTAAAGGCTATAGACATTGGAGTCGTTCCATCTGTAGCGATAGTAAATGTAGATGGAGTAGTCATCACTCCATTTGAAGTTAGAGCAACGGTTTGTACTTGAACAACAGATCCTGGGGTAGTTAAAATACCATTTTTATCAATTTCTCCAACAATAACATCACTACTGTTTTTAAATTGTAAAAGGTCTGCAGACTGACCTGAAGCTGCCTTTATAGTAATTGGAGTTACTGAAGCAGAAGTAGAAGTAATTACTGTGGCTCCACGATTTACATCTGCTAGGACTCTTGCTGCTGTCATAATTATATTATACCAAACTACTTGCTATAGTTAAATAGTTTTGGTAAACCTCCTGATCTGATAAAGCTCTATTGTAAACATGAACATGTCTCATTAATGAAGAGTTTGCTGTATATCCTGGATATAGTTGAATCTGAGAATTACCAGCAGTTTTTGGACTTGTTACTGTTGATGATCCAATCTTGAGTCCATTAACATAAACGTTTGCAGTAGTACCATTTTTTACAACACCTGCATAATACCAAGTGTTTGTAGCAAATTCTAATCCAGTAGGAGCATTAAATCCTCCAACATTAGTTAGGTCAAAGTCTGCACCAGAGTTTGCTCCGTCATATCTCCAGTGAAAACTTCTTTTATTTGGATTTCTCCATACTCCAGGACTTCTATCTGTTCCGCCATTAAAAGAAAATATCTTATCATATGTTGCAGTTGTTCCATTTAATTGAAATGAGAAAAATATAGAATGGGTATCTGTATTTAATAAAGATGTTGTTCTTGTGTTATATGGCTGATTAGCCTGTAGAGATGTTCCAGATATTGGCGAAGATCCAACTGCGTTCAATCCATTTCCACTAATATCATACCAAGTATTTCCAGAACCAGGATAAGAGTTTGGATCTGTGGCATCAAGGTGTAAGCCAAGTCCATTTGTAATAATAGACAAATTATTTCTATAGTCTTGTCTATCTAATGCATATTTAACTATAACAATTCCAGACCCACCATTACCACCACGGTTTGTTCTATTGTAGTGAGATCCACCACCACCACCGCCACCAGTATTTTCTCCACCATCGCCACCACGGGTATTTGTTTGAGCACCTGGAGATCCACCAGCACCAGGTTGTCCAGGATTTATTCCTGCACCACCAGTTGTCACACCAACAGCTCCACCGCCGCCACCTCCAATGCCTCCATTTCCACCAGTTCCAAGAGAATAAGATGCTCCACCTCCGCCTCCACCAAAGTAAAATGGACTCATGTTAGAATATAATATTCCTGCTCCACCATTTGGTTGATTTGAACCACTGGCTCCTACGCCACCAGCACCGCCTCCGCCTCCAGAGTAATACTGACCACTTGAACCACCACCACTATTTCCTTGACCAGTAGTTCCAGCAGCACCTCTTCCAGTATTTCCATCAGAATATCCAGAAGCTCCTCCTCCAGAACCACCAGCGTTTCCATATCCATTATTTGGAGTGTATCCAAAATAAGAAGATCCACCATAACCACCACCAATTGCTATACATGTACCAAATGATGAATTTTCTCCATTTGTTGCTCCAACTGTAAACTGATGAACTGAAGGTTGTGGACCTGCACCATCTTGTCTATATTGGGCATCAGTATTTAAACTTCCAGCTGGTCCACCCCAACCACCTCTTCCAACCGTTACAGTAATTGGAGTATCACTTGCAGTTAAATAGTAAGAAGCATATAAAACTCCTCCACCGCCTCCTCCACCACCCATGTCCATTCCGCCACCGCCACCGCCAGCAACAACTAATACTTTTGCATAAGCTGCTCCAGATAAAACTTTAAACTCATGAGTACCTACTCTTGTAAAAGTGTGATACGCATAAGTTATTCCGCTTTCAACAGCGTAGGATATGGACTGACCACCAATAGCAGATATTCCTTCATTTATTTTTCCAGCATCTATAAAAGTCATATTATGCCCTTGTGTAGTATAAAACTACCTTCAATCCTTTTGCACCAGTACCAGCAACTGTTACATCAAAGGTTATTTCATCATCATTTGCAATAGCTGTAGTAGCTAAAGTTGTTGCAGTAGCTGCAGTAACGGATGTTTTTTCATTAGCATCAATAGTAAGTTTATTTGCACCCAAAATTGTTGTACCATTTTTTTTAATATCAATGGTTGGGATTCCAGAACTTGATGCAGTATTTAAACTAGCTCTTGGAATTTGTGTTAAGGTCATTGCAAAAGGAGCTCTCATTGTAACTTTTGCAGTTCCAGTTACAACTGTTGATATTTCATCAGATAGTGAAATCATCATAAAGTCTTCTAGCTTATTGTCAACCTCAGTTTTGCTGTAAACATTTGCAACAGAAAATGTACTAGTTCCTGAAATTTCTACAATATCCCCAGGAGAAAGGGCTTCATTTAAAACCACAGAAGTTCCATCAGTAGCAGTGTAGTCAATTCCTCTTGCAATTAAAAGACCATTGATAAATACCTGTTCTGTTCCTGGTGTATATGCAAGGGTATTTCCATAATCATCTGTTCCAGTTAGTGTTGTAATAGATGTACCTGCACCCATAACTTCTATCCATCTAACACCCTTTTTTTGAATTAAATCATCTACCTCTGCTTTTGTATATGTATTTGCAAGTTCAAATCCAGAGTATGAAATAACTTCTACAACACTATTTGCAATCAATGGTTCTAAATTAGATATTACAGATCCTGAAGATGCAATATAATCAGATCCTCTAATAAGTTTTACACCATTAAGATATACTTCTTCAATCCCTGGAGTATATACAAGTGTTAATGAACTATCATCATTTCCAGATAGATAAGTTTCTCCACCTATTGCAGTCTTTACCCAACGACTTACACTTAGGGATGCAGCACTAAATGCATCTTCCCAGGCAGTTCCATCATAAACCTTCATACCGTTAAATACAGTGTCAAAATAAACTTCGCCAGTCTGTAGTGCAGAACCGTCTATAGATGTCGCAGGAGCAGTACTAGCGGCTCCAAGATACCTTAAGAGACCAAGTGAACCATTTTGCTGAACTT